TTTAGGTTGATTTTTCTGTGAAGTCGTGCAAAATGATAAAATCCAGAGGTAGATATACTCTATATCTACTTAATACATAGTATGTACTTAGTAAGTGCCTACCTATGTATACTTAATAAGTTTTTTTAAAAGGAAGTATCTACTTATTAGGTATATACCTTATGAATAAAAATTTACTTAAACAAATACAAAGTCTGCCTAGTAGTCAGAAACAGGAATTTATAGACTTAATTGAGGAATACGAAAAGTCTCAATCTAGGGAGAAGTGTAATAACAACTTCATGCCTTTTGTCACAGAGATGTGGTCAGCATTTATTCATGGGAAACACCATGAGATCATGTCAGAAGCGTTTGAACGAGTCGCTAATGGTGAATTAAAGCGTTTAATCATCAATATGCCTCCTCGACATACTAAATCAGAGTTCGCTTCTTACTTATTACCCGCATGGTTTCTCGGTAAATACCCAGATAAGAAGATCATTCAGACAGCGCATACTGCGGAATTAGCAGTAGGCTTTGGCAGAAAGGTTAGAAACCTGGTTAATAGCAAAGACTTTAAAGAGATATTCCCTGATGTCAGTCTGCAAGCAGATAGCAAAGCGGCAGGACGTTGGAATACCAACAAAGGCGGAGAATACTTCGCGATAGGTGTTGGTGGTGCGGTTACAGGTAAAGGTGCCGACCTATTGGTCATTGATGACCCACATTCAGAACAAGAAGGCGCTAGTGCAGACATAAATATCTTTAATAAGGCTTATGAGTGGTATACCTCAGGTCCACGACAGCGTTTACAGCCTAATGGGGCTATCGTAGTAGTGATGACAAGGTGGCATAACAAAGACCTAACGGGTCAAGTAGTAGATGCTAGCATAAAAAGAGGTGGTGCAGATCAGTGGGAAGTTATTGAATTACCCGCTATTTTACCCTCTGGAAACCCATTATGGTCACAATTCTGGAGTTTAGAAGAATTAACTGCGCTTAGAGCAGAGTTACCCAATAGTAAGTGGATGGCTCAGTATCAGCAAGACCCAACCTCAGAAGAAGGTGCGTTGGTCAAACGAGAATGGTGGAAAACATGGGAAGGAATAAGCCCGCCTAAGTGTGAGTTTATTATTCAATCCTGGGACACAGCCTTTATGAAGAATCAAAGGGCTGACTATTCAGCTTGTACGACATGGGGTGTGTTTTATATTGAAGATCAACACGAAGGGAAGTTCGCACCAAATTTAATTTTATTGGATGCGTATAAAGAAAGATTAGAATTTCCAGAGCTTAAAGTAAGAGCTATGGAGAAATACAAACAATATCAGCCAGAAGCTTTTATTGTGGAGGCAAAGGCGGCAGGGATGCCATTAATTTTTGAATTAAGGCAAATGGGTATTCCAGTTCAAGAATATACCCCAAGCAGAGGTAATGACAAAATATCAAGAGTGAATGCGGTATCTGACTTATTCGCATCGGGCGTAATCTGGGCACCAGAAACCAGATGGGCTGAAGAAGTTATTGAAGAGTTTGCTGGCTTTCCTAATATGGAACATGATGATTTAGTTGATAGCAGTACGCAAGCTCTGTTAAGATATAGACAAGGTGGTTTTATATCTGTTCATTCAGATGAAGAAGATGAACCTTTGGAGCATAATAGAATTGCAAATTATTACTAATGAAGATTTATATAACATCTTATACCCTTGATGGTAATGAATACGAAGGACCACAAATCCGTGCAGATTCATGGGATTCTGCTAGATATGTAGCAGAATTAAACGGATTAACTTTGCACGGAGAATTAATAGATATTCTTCAAGATATTGTAGATCAAGCTTTAACTGAAGATTTAGATAATAGAGTTTTACATTAGGAGTTATTTTGGCTATAGAAAGAAAACCTGCAACACCTATAGAGGGTACGATTGAACAGGAACCAGAATCGGGTTTAGAGATTGTAATCGAGAACCCAGAATCAGTGGCTATTGATACTGATGACGGAGGCATGATTATTGATTTCGATCCTTCTTCGGGCAAAAGAGGTGAAAGCGAATTTAATTCTAATCTAACTGAATACATTGATGAAGATGAGTTAGATAAGTTAGGCAGCAAATTAATTGGCGAATATACAGCAGATAAAGATTCAAGAACCGAGTGGGAAGAAACCTATATAAAAGGTCTTGACCAACTGGGTTTAAAAATAGAGGAAAGAACAACCCCTTGGGCTGGTGCTTGTGGAGTATTTCATCCTATGCTCAGCGAAGCAGTAATTAGATTTCAGTCTCAATCAATATCTGAGATGTTTCCAGCTCAAGGTCCAGTTAGAACAAAGATTGTTGGCAAAGCAACAGATGAAAAAGAGAAACAATCAAAGCGAGTTGAAGATTACTTAAATTATCTTTTAACTTATGAAATGTCAGAATACCGATCTGAAACAGAGAAGATGTTATTTTCTTTGCCTTTGGCGGGTTCTGCATTTAGAAAAGTTTATTACGATCCTAATTTAAACAGACCTCGTTCCATATTTGTTCCTGCAGAAGATGTAGTCGTTAATTATGGTGCAAGCGATTTAGAAACCTGTGATAGAGCAACGCACGTTATGCGTAAATCTTCCAATGATGTTCGCAAGATGCAGGTTAGTGGATTTTATAGAGACATAGAGCTTTCGGCATCAGATAGTCAATATTCTGATATTAAGAAAAAATATGATGATATGACTGGTGAGGTTAATACCTTCAACTATGATGATCGTCACACTATTATCGAAATGCAAGTTGATTTAGACCTTGTTGGTTATGAAGATACAAATGAACAAGAAGAAGAAACTGGAATTGCTTTACCTTATGTTGTAACAATTGATTATCCAAGTGGCATAATTCTAAGCATCAGAAGAAATTGGTATGAAGATGATGCTGCTAAATTAAGAAGAATGCACTTTGTTCATTATCAATATCTTCCTGGAATTGGCTTCTATGGTTTTGGTTTAATTCACATGGTAGGTGGACTTGCTAAATCAGCAACATCTATATTAAGACAGTTAGTGGATGCAGGAACATTGTCTAATTTACCTGGAGGTTTAAAGGCAAGAGGTCTTAGAATCAAAGGCGATGATACCCCAATCATGCCTGGTGAGTTTAGAGATGTAGATATTCCTGGTGGCGCAATTCGTGATAATATCACCTTTTTACCTTATAAAGAGCCATCAGGAACTCTATACCAGCTATTACAAAATATAGTTGAGGAAGGCAGGCGTTTTGCTAGCATGAATGATATGAAGGTTTCTGATATGAATAATCAGGCACCTGTAGGAACTACCTTAGCGCTATTAGAAAGAAACATGAAAGTAATGTCTGCTGTGCAGGCTAGACTCCATGCTTCAATGAGAAAAGAATTTGATATATTGGTAGATATAATTAGAGACTTTACTGACCCCTCTTATCCTTATGAGGTGGATGAAGAAGAGTCTATTAAAGTAGAAGATTTTGATGAAAGAATTGATGTTCTTCCTGTATCTGATCCCAATGCCGCAACAATGGCACAAAGGATTATGCAATATCAAGCTGCTATGCAATTAGCATCACAAGCACCAGAGATGTATAACTTGCCAGAATTACACAGGCAAATGCTAGAAGTGCTAGGAATCAGGAACGTAGAAGATATTGTTCCATTAGATGAAGAGGTCAACCCTGTTGATCCAGTTAGTGCTGTTCAGAACATTATTAATGGCAAAGCTGTTAAAGCTTTCTCGTTCCAGGATCACGAGGCACATATACAGACAATTGTAGCTACGCAGGAAAATCCATCAATTATGCAATTGGTAGAAGCTTCTCCAACAGCGCCAGCAATTATGGCAGCAGCATCAGCCTATGTTAATGAGCATTTAACAATGCAATTTAGAAAAGAAATTGAAAGAGAAATGGGTGTAGAGCTACCACCTGAAGGCGAACCTTTACCAGCAGATGTTGAAAAACGTATATCATCTATGGTTGCAAAAGCAGCTACTAGAGTTTCAGCTACATCACAAGCGCAAGCAGAACAAGAAAGAATACAAGAACAACAAAAAGACCCATTGATAATGGCTAAAGAAAGAGAGATAGCTATTAAAGAGGGAGAATTACAACGTAAGACAGAAGAAGGCAAGGGCAGACTAGAGTTGGACGCTATGAAAGCAGCAGCCAATGTAGAGTTAGAAAAGAAAAGACTTGCAACACAATCTGAAATTTCAGGAATAAATATAGGACAGCGTATTGCTAGCGATTTGCTAGATGCACAACAACTTAAAGATAAACAGGCTAGAGAAGATTATCAAAAAGGGGTTGACATCGGAATAGATATAGCGAAAGATAGCAATAAGAATGAATAATAATATCACTGAGCAAGCACAAAATATGGAAGGGCTATCTCTTTCAGAATTTATGAAAAAAAGGCTCAGAGAGTTTATGAATCAACATGCCGACCATATTTCGACAGGAGCTTGTAAAGATTACAGCGACTACCAAAAGATGGCTGGAATAATCGAGGGTTTAGCCCTTGCAGAGCGTGAATTATTGGATTGGGTTGAAAAACATATCCAAGAATAACAGGAAACTCGATTCCTAAAATCGTGCAAAATATGACAAAAGAAGCCTTAAAGACTATATCAGAACCTGAAAGCATAGAGGAACCTATTGTTTCAGAAGAGATAAAAAGTCAACTTCCTGAGCCTAAGGGCTGGAAGATATTGGTAGCTATGCCTCTAGCTGATGAAAAAACTAAAGGCGGTATTCTTAAAGCAGCCTCTACTGTAAAGGATGAAGAATTATCTAATATATGTGGGTATATTCTCAAACTTGGAAAAGAATGCTATCAAGACTCGAAAAGATTTCCCTCTGGACCTTGGTGTAAAAAAGGTGATTGGGTTATATTTCGTGCTTATTCAGGCACTCGTATCAAAATGTATGGACAAGAGTTTCGTTTAATTAATGATGACACAGTGGAAGCTGTTGTTGATGATCCTACAGGAGTGGTAAGAGCATGAGTGAATCGAATACTGAAATAGTAAATGAAGAACCCAATATAAGTGAAGCAACCCAATCTAAAGAAGATAGATTCTTTGGTGTTACTACAGAAATTAACGGCAAATCTTCTGATGATGTTGAAATAGAGATAGTTGACGATACTCCAGAAGAAGATCGTAGACCTAAAAAATCTAAAGAAACTGATTCTAAGGTTGATAATGATGATGTTGACCAAGAAATATCAGCTTATAGCCAAAGAGCTGCTGATCGCATCAATCAAATAAAATACGAATACCACGAAGAGCGAAGAGCAAAAGAATCTTCCGATAGAATGGCTAAAGAAGCTGCAACCAGGCTTCAAACCATAATGCATGAAAACCAACGCTTACAGCAAATGGTGGATCAAGGTGGACAGGTATTAAATAAAACAGCGCATAACAATGCTTTATGGGCAAAACAAAGCGCTTCAGAATCATTTAAGAAGGCTTATGAAGAAGGAGATGCTGATGCAATGGCTAAAGCACAACAACTTCTTTCTAAAGCAACATTGGCAGAGCAGCAATCAAGTTCAACTGCACAACAAGTTCAAAGCCAAATATTACAAAATATGCCTGCTGCACAGCAGGTAGCACAACAAGCTCCTCAACAAAAACTAGACCCTGATATGGAGCGATGGTCAAAGAAAAACCCCTGGTTTATGGGTTCAGAGCCCTTTCATCAAGAAATGACATCATTTTCTTTGTATGTAGATCAGAAGCTAAACAAAAAAGGCATTAATCCAGCTACAAAATCTGAAGAATATTATTCAGAAGTAGACAAGGAAATGCGAAAAGAATTCCCAAGCTTTTTCGGTGTTCAAGCTGATAGTAATTCAGAAATGGTTACTATTGAAGAAACGCCAAAACGACAACCACAAACAGTTGTTGCATCCGCCTCGCGGGATAGCGGAAACAAAAAACCCACGCAAATACGCCTGTCAAAGACTCAAGTTCGCTTAGCTCGTCAACTTGGGATCACGCCAGAAACGTATGCAAATCAATTATTGAAGGAGAGTTAGCATGGCAGAACAAGAAAACACTATTGATAATAATCAAAATCAAGTGGAGGAAGCTTCTGTTGATACTACTCCTACAAGCCAAGAGCGTAGCCCTAGGGCTTTAGATAGCAGAGATGCTGCCCAACGTATACAAAGTTGGGAAAATCCTATCAATTTACCAGACCCCGACCCACAAGAAGGATGGGCATTTAGGTGGATCAGAACAGCCCTTTTGGGTGAAACTGATAATACTAATGTATCAAGACGATTTAGAGATGGATGGGAGCCTTCCAAAATGGAAGATCACCCAGAACTTAAAAATCAAATGATGGACCATAAATCTGAATGGGCTGAAAAAGGGAATATAGAAATTGGTGGACAGTTATTATGTAAGATGCCAAAAGAGCTTGCGGAAGCAAGAGACCGACACTTTAGAGATAAAGCTCACACTCAAATGGAATCTGTTGATAACATATTTTTAAAAGATAACGATTCTCGTATGCCTAAACAAGTATTTGAAAGGAAATCGAGAACGACTTTTGGTAAAGACTCTTAGAGTCTTAATATTAATAAAATTAAGGAGACAATTATGTCATCAAGTGCAACTCCTCATGGAGCAACACCTGTTGGATCATTAGTGTCTTGTGCATACAATGCGAAAGTTACACATTACAAAATCAAGAGTGCGTATGGAACATCCATATTCTTCGGAGATATTGTAAAGTGGGCTGACGACAATCCTAATACGACTATAGCTAAAGATACAGGCACTACTGCTTGTACCCCTATAGGAATATTTCTTGGATGCGCTTACACTGACCCAACAACAAAACAATTTACGCCAAATCAATATTTTCCAGCATCAACTGCTGCGAGTGATATTGTAGCGTACGTTGCTTCCGATCCGTTTTTGATTATGCAAATGCAATGCGATGGTGCAGCAGACCAAGATGATCTTGGTAAAAACTGTGCTATTGTGCAAACTGCAGGATCAACTTCAATTGGAAGAAGTAAGGTCGCTGTTGATATATCTACTGTTGCAACCACTAGCACACTACCTGTAAAGATTATCGATTTTGTCGATGGTCCTGATAGTGCTATTGGTGATGCTTACACAGATGTATTGGTAGTATTTAATTCACAATCCGCTTTCGGTACAGGCGGGCATCAGTTGCTTAGTGCGACTGGCATAGGTTAAGGAGATAAATTATGGCAGCTATATCAAGAGCACAAGAGCTCAAGCAGCTTCTCCCAGGACTTAATGCCCTGTTTGGAGAAGAATATTCCAAGTACGAAAACGAGCATGAAGAAATCTATGCAACTGAAAATTCTGAGAGATCATTCGAGGAAGAACTCAAGTTGTCAGGTTTTGGTGCAGCACCAGTTAAAGATGAAGGTTCAGCTATCAGTTATGATACTGCGCAAGAATCTTTTGTGGCTCGCTACACCCATGAAACAATTGCAATGGGATTCTCTGTTACAGAGGAGGCTATGGAAGATAATCTATATGTTTCCCTCTCTGGCAGATATACCAAAGCATTGTCTCGTGCAATGGCTTATACAAAGCAAGTCAAATCTGCTTTCCCACTCAATAATGGATTCACTAATAGTTACCAATCAGGTGATGGCGTAAATTTATTTACAGCCTCAGGTGATGGTGTAACTGGCGGTGATGGTCATCCATTGGTTAGTGGCGGTAAGAACTCTAACAGACCGACAACTGCTGCAGACTTGAATGAAACGTCTTTAGAAAACGCTATCATTCAAATCAGCAAGTGGACGGATGAAAGAGGACTTAAAATCGCAGCTAGACCTAAAAAGCTAATAGTTCCAACTGATCTTCAGTTTACAGCTACTAGACTTTTAAAGAGTGATTACAGAGTCGGCACTGCTGACAATGATGTTAATGCAATCGTTACAAATGGTGTGATACCAGAAGGTTTTTCAGTTAATCATTATTTAACTGATACTAATGCTTTCTTTATCGTCACTGATATACCCGATGGCATGAAGCATTTTGTTAGAGCGCCAATGACTACATCTATGGATGGAGACTTTGACACTGGTAACGTTAGATACAAAGCTAGAGAAAGATATTCCTTCGGGGTATCTGATCCACTTGGTATCTGGGGATCACCAGGAAGCTCATAAGAGCAATAAGGAGACCTCTTCGGGGGTCTCCTTTTTTTTATATCTAGGGATAATTTTAATTGTCTATCAACTGCCCCTAGCAGACTTTGCCAAGATGATAGATTTATTCTCTTTAGGAGGGAATTATGGCTAACACAACATTTAATGGTCCAGTTAGATCGGAAGGCGGATTTGAACAAATCAGCAAGAGTTCTACCACAGGGGCTATCACAACCAATTTAGATATAGATAGTAGCGGTAATATTACTACTACGGGCTATCTCTCTGCATATTCTAATGTAAGTAGCATTACAGCCGCTACAAAATCAGTTGAATCAACTGATTCAGGCACTGTTTATACTTTAAATAGAGCGGCAGGTATTGTAGTAACATTACCTACTGCAGTAGCAGGATTAAACTATACCTTTATAGTTGGCACTACTTTTACGGGTGCAGGACAAATCAATACAGACAATTCCAGTGATTTATTTTCTGGCTTTGCTCACTTGTTTGATCCAGCAACTGCAACAGATACTAATACCTTTATCCCTGATGCCAGTGATGACGATACCATTGATTTGGGATCAGCAGCACAAGGTTGGTTAGTGGGCGGAGTAATTCGTTTAGTAGCAACTTCAGCAGCAGTATGGCATTGTGAGGCGTTTCTTCATGGTGATGGTACTCTAGCTACTCCATTCGAGTAAGGGGGTAAATTATGGCTGATGCAGTAACTTCCCAGACTATTGAGGATGGAGAAAGAAATTGTATTATGAAGTTTACCAATGTCAGTGATGGCACTGGCGAATCCGCAGTAGCTAAAGTAGACGTATCTGCTTTAGCAGCTAACGCAGCAGGTACTTCCTGTTCTGAGGTTAGAGTAATGCGAGTGAGCCATGCCATCGTTGGTATGTCTGTCCAAATGTTTCTTAACGCTACGGCTAATGTTCTTTTGATGCAATTAGCTGAAAGTAGTAATGGACACATGGACTTTAAAGACTTTGGTGGTATTCCAAATAATTCAGGTAGTGGTAAAAATGGTGACATTCTGTTCACAACAGTAGGTCACAGCTCAGGAGATACTTATTCTATCGTTTTAGAGATGGTAAAAGTATATTCTGATTAATTAGGAGAGGACAATGGCAAAAAAACAATATGTCATTTCTGAAACTGGCGAATTTCCCGCTCAATACATGGTTCTAAGACTAGATGATGATGGTATCTATCGACCTATTTTTGGTCCTGATGCTGATCTAGTTGATGCAGAACGCAAGTGTGGGGAAATGAATGGAGATAGGGCTAAGAATGCGAAAGGGCATTTTGTGGCTGATGATCCATCTACGGCTGATGTTAATGAAGCTTATGTTGGCGGAAAAATGCCAGCTAAGAAAAAAGCTAAAAAAGCACCAGCTAAGAAAAAAGCTAAAAAAGCACCAGCTAAGAAAAAAGCGTCAGTTAAAAAGAAATAAATCAACTACTAAGAAAAGGTAGTTTTATGTAATACTATCCACATACTTTAGCAATAGAGTATGTGGATATTTAAACTAGGGAGGGCGATATGCCTAAAAAAAATATGGGTCTTAAAAAAAAGAACCTAACTGGTTATATGGGTGGTGGCGTTTTTAAATCAAAAGCTCCAGTCAGTAGTTCATTTAGGGGTGGTGGTGCAACGGAAGTTGGCACTGAAAAAAAAGTACAATCTTATAAAGAATATGCTAAGAAAATGTTTGGTGGTGGTATTTCACAACCTTCTAGACAAGCGCCTCCTCTGACAGGTGGAGCTGTCATGCGAGACAGACCAACAAGGGGAGTTAGAATCCCTAAAGTAGTTGGTACGGCACCGCTTACAGGAGGACCAGGATTTCAACCAACTAAAGCTGACGATAGAGGTTATGCTACAGGCGATAGTACCAGTGAAAAAAGAGCAAGAAGAAAATCTGGAGAGAACCCCAATAAAGGAAGAGGTGTTATAACTGTAAAACCACCGGGAAAGCCAAAAATCAAGGGAAAAATTAAGACACCAGCATTTCAACCAACTAAAGCTGACGATAGAGGTATGTAGCTTTATGCCGCTAAAAAAGGGTCGATCCAGAAAAATAATTAGTAAGAATATATCTAAACTATTTAAAGAAGGTAGACCCAAGAAGCAGGCAGTAGCTATAGCTTTAAATAAAGCGGGCAAGAGGAAAAAATAAATGGCAACAAGCGGAACCACTACATTTAACTTAGACATAGGCGACATCATAGAAGAAGCCTATGATCTTTGTGGTATGGAAATGCGCTCAGGTTATGATTATAGAGGAGCTAAAAGAGCTTTAAATCTAGTTTTTCTTGAGTGGCAAAATAAAGGCACTAATCTTTGGAGTATTGAGCAAAATACACAGGCAGTTACTGCTGGTACAAGTAGTTATGCTTTGCCAAGCTCTGCTTTGGATGTGGTTGATGCTTTTATTAGGACTGATTCTGGTGATACGGATAAACAGTTTGACCAACGAATGAATAGAGTTTCGAGAACTGAATATAATCATCAGGCTACAAAGCTTACACAATCTAAACCAACTCAGTTTTATATAGACAAGGGTGTATCAACAACTAATATAGTTTTATGGGCTACTCCTGATAGTGCAGAAACCTATACTTTGGTTTATGACTATATTCAAAGAATAGAGGATGTGGGCGAGCCTGCTAGCAATAACGCAGATGTTCCAGCAAGGTATTTGCCTTGTTTGACTTATGCGCTAGCTTATAATATTGCCTGTAAGAATCAGAGGCTTTGCAAAGAGTTCCTATGATTAAACAAAAATATGATGAATTGTGGAACGATGTTAGTGATGCTGATAGAGAAAGAGCATCAGTTCGATTCGTTCCTGACTTATCATATAATAGTTACTAAAAGTTATGAGTTATGCAAGAGCATC